TGTCAGAACGGTCAACGAGACTCTGGCTATGCAGCGCGAGAGACAGGAACTGGACAACAAGTGCATTTGGTCAATGGAAGAGTTGGAGGTCATCTTCAACGATCCCTTTGTGCAACAGGTCATTGCTGTCAAAGCGTTTGATCCAACAGCAAAGGTGGTCAGCTTCAAAGCAAACGAGAAATTCGGTGGACAATCAGGCTTTGATGATTTAGAAAACGATCTTCATGTATTTGAAGGCGGTCAGCCAGAAATGAAATTCAACAGCAAACAAGCGGAGAAATACAAACATGGAACAAATTAAGCGATTAGCGGACTTGATCAAGCAAAAGGTACTGGACATCGTCCAGCGCGTTAAAACAGCTTTAAAGAGGGTCTGAGCGTGGCAGGAAGGCCGAAATTCAGGGAAGACATGGCATTGCTTGAGGATTTGCCCGATGACATGATTGTGTCCATGTTCGAGGCTGGCAAGTCGCAGACGCAGATTTGCTATGAGCTTGGCATTGGGCGCAGGGCGCTAGAGCAATGGATCGAAGATACCGATCCCTCTATAATTGCGCGTGCGCGCGCGAAAGCCGCCGATAAACTCGCGGTGGAGACTTTGGACATTGCAGACAGCATGGCTGACAGCAATCCGCAGCGCGATGTCCAACGCATCCGAACCAGGCAATGGCTGGCCGAAAGGTGGGATCAGAAGACTTATGGCTTACAAAAAGCCGCCTCGGTAAACATCAACATCCAAGACCTACGCATGGCGGCACTGCGCCATGTCGAGGTTGTCGAAGACTTATCCACAGAAAATCGCAATGGTTGAGCACATTGGCCTGTGCATAACTGCAAAGCGCCTGCTAATTGAGCAGAAACAGGCCAGTTATCCACATTTGACTTAACATAATGGACATCGTGTTAAATGGATATTGTAAGCAATCTGTAAGAAAGCATATGAATCAATGACTTACCGATATAGTGCCATGTGGAAACTTTTCTGCCGTCAAGTGGCCGCGGCGACCGGCCTGCTGGCTGGCGCGGCGCGATGCCCCCCCTTGCGCTTTGCCGTTCTGAATCCAGAATTTCTCTCTGAGTCCACTGTCTACTAAAGTAATCAGTCGATTTTCTCCCCATTTCCGATCACTGACCGCTTTGGCGGCCTCCAACTCCACCAACTTGGATTGCACATAAACCGTCCACGCATCTGCTTGTGGACTTGGCTGCTTTGCTTCTGGATGATGTCTTGAGCTTTTCTTTGTTGCCATTTCGCTTTCCTTAATTTCGGGTTGCTCATTGGTTACATTTCATCGAGTCCTAGACTCTCGAAATGTAACTGTAACCATGAGGTGAACAAACGGTTACATTTGTCACCGTTTGTAACCTGTAACCTGTATGCATATACAGATCAATACTCCTCTGAATCTACTGGCTTGAATTGCATCCAGACAAATCCATCACTGATTCCACCCTGTCCAGACTCCACCAATTGCATCTTTGCGCGATGCCAGACGGTCTTGAAAGTGCTTTTATCTTCATCAGTGCAACCCATCTTTGACCACAATTCAGCCCTCCAATCGTCCAACTTAACAACTGTACGCTGTGAACCTTCAATGTACTTCAGTAGTCCTTTGCTCTTAACCACACTTTCCAGCGAATTCATAACCAAACGCTGGTTTTTACCCTTTCCGCTGTTGCCTTTGCCGTCCTTTTTGGCGCTGTCAAACGATCCGAGTTCGCTGGCCTGCACCGCCAAGCTGGTGACTGACTCACCAATGTGCAGCGTGTTGGCCGACTCCAGTTCGATGCTGACCATCTCAAAGCCGATCCGCGTGTTGTCCTGACCGTCCTTTTGTTTGCTGACGGTGATCAGTCCCTTCATGGATTCTTCAAATCTCAGCAGTTCAAGTTCTGTATCCACCGCGCCTAAGAGGCTTGAATGGCCGCGCAGACCGCGACTCTGATCCTTTCCTGAGTGGTGCAGGATCATCAAAGCGCAGTCCTGAACGATCTGCTGAATGCGTCCACAGGCCGTAATGAACGCGCCCATATCTGCACTGTCATTCTCATTGCCACCGCCAAACGCTCTGGCTAAGGTGTCCACGATGATCATCTTGAAGTTGATGCCGAGTTCCGAGACTAGGTTTTCGATGGCGATCATCAGCGCGTTGAAGTCCTCCACACTTGATCTAAGGTTTAGCTGATGTCTGATCACATAGATCGGCGCACCGTCTTCGGTTTGGTGGTGCTGCTTGCACGCCTTAATCCTTGCGCCGACTCCCCCGAACCCTTCACCGGCTATATATAAAACAGCGCCGGATTCTGTGACTTCGTTGCCCATCCATGTCCTGCCGGTAGCGATTGACTCGGCAATGTCCAACGCGATAAAGGACTTGAATGAGCCTGGCGGTCCGTATAAAGCCGTAAACGCACCCACCGGAATCACACTATGTATCAGCCACTTCACCGGCTCATCTTGGATCGAGTCCCAGTGCTCGATGGCGATTTGCTTTGTCGGCTTTGGTGGTTCTTTCGGTGCTGCCTCAAATTCCTTGGCGATGTCTTCGGCTGGCGCTGTCAGTTCCTGCACCGCACTCGCAATTGAATTCATCACAGGATTCAATCGTTCGGGCATCGTTAACTGATCCAGCGATGTGATGACCGTTGCCGCCTTGACCAGCGCCACCAGCTTGTCTCTGCCACCACCCTCTTCGATGAATTCATAGGCATCGTCACCCTGACCTTGCAGTCCGAGGTCAACTACCTTGAGTGACTTGACGATGGGAAGAATTGCTTCGGCTGCCTTGTACGCATAGCCCCAACCGGCCACATCGTTGTCGGGCAGGATGATGACTTGAGCGCCAGCGAAATACTCTGTGATGGCAGCAGGCCATGATCCAGCGCCAGTGTGCGCGGTGCTGGCGATCATGCCAATCGACTTGATCGCGTCTGCGGCCTTCTCGCCTTCCACCAAGAAGATGTTTCTGCCTGCGGTCTTCGCGTCCAGCAGCGCGGGTAAGTTGTAGGGGACGATGCGTGCATCGCTGAGTGAGCTTTGCTTTCGGCCTGCCTCGTCAATCTTGTACAGACGATATGTCTTGCCTGACTCGCCTACGCGCAACCGCTGCTTAACAAATACTGGCTGACGGTCTTCATCGGTGTAAATCCACTCCTGCTGAAATTCCACCTTCGGTATCGGTCTGATGTTGGCGAGTGGGTCAGGCCTCTCCAAGAGTTCAGGCAGCAAGTTCAGTGCTCTGATGGTGTGGAAGACATCTTCTTGGCTGCACCCACCGTGACAGTGAAAGAGAGGCTTGCCCTCGTCATTGATGTCGATGCTGAGAGATGGATTCTTGTCGCCGTTGCCTTTGCCGTGACTCGGTACAGGGCAAGATGCTACCCACTGACCGTTTGCTTTTTTTGCGTTGCCCAGCGTCTTGGCTATTTGTTCTGCTTGCATTTAATTATCTTTCTGTGAGTATTCGCCATGCGGTTGCCGCGCATAAAGGGACTTGTCCATTTCCAATGGCTTTAAGTCTGTCCACCCGAGCGGCCACCCCATCAGCCACTCTACCCACGGCGGGTTCAGTGGACCACCAACCTGTGCCGCAAGGGGTATCTCGTTCCTGGCGTATTCCGAGGGACTTCCGCTGTCTTTGTACATTCTCTGAACTGGGGTCGGCCAAAGTCTCGGATTGTTCACTTGGTCCACCAATCTGATCTGGATGGGTTGGCCGTTCTCGCGATGATTCTTGCCCTGCTTGAGCAGGCCGCTTGTCCCCCCCCCCCCCGTGTCGGGAGTGCGCCACAATCCAGATGCGGTCGCGCTGATGCGGTGCTCCGACATCTGCCGCTCCCATAACAGTCCACCGCGAGTCATACCCGAGGCAGGAAAGATCGCCAAGGACTCGTCCGAGTCCTCTATGAATGAGCATTGGGCTGTTTTCCACAAATACATATCGGGGTCGAACTTCGCTAACCACCCGCGCCATGTGATACCACATGGAGGAGTGCTCTCCATCAAGTCCTGCGCCGCGTCCTGCGATGCTGATGTCGGTACATGGAAAGCCGCCAGATACGACTTCAGCAACTCCTCTCCATGGTGTTGCATCAAAGGTTTGTATGTCATCCCAAATCGGGAAAGGCGGGAGAAGACCGTCATTTTGTCTGGCGCACAGTACGCTTGCTGGGTAGGCCTCCCATTCGACTGCACAGACTGTTCGCCATCCGAGTAATTTGCCGCCGAGTATTCCTCCACCAGCGCCTGCGAAAAGAGCCAACTCATTCATGTTTTCCTATTCAAAATATTTAGAGGAAAAAAAACCGCTGGGGTTAGCCAGCGGTGCTTAAAGCCGATCAGTTAGAACATTTCGTCATCAGCCACTGCCGCGGCCATCACGGTCTTCGTTGGCGCTGATGGTGTAACTGGTGCGGCAGCCGGCGCAGCAAATGGCGCAGAGTGATCCGCACCTTCAGCGTCCATGCCAGCGGGACGATCAATCCAACTGATGATGTTGAACGCTGGAATGCGTGTCGTGCCTTTGCCGATCTTCTCCAGCTTGCTGCCGGTGTACTCCAGCACTGGCAACTTGCCAGCGTTGGCGGCTTGCTGTGCCGCGCAGTCCAAGTACAGCTTTTCCAGCGACATATTTGAACCTACACCGTTGGATGACCATTCCACCAAGCCAACCTCTTTGTTGTAAAACTTGATGATGAATCCGCGCCGACTTTCTGGTGATGGTTGCGGTCCTTTCTTACCGAGTGCGGCATCTGGCTGCCAATTGCGTACACCGACTCCAAGTTCGAGCCAGCCGGTTTGCACATCATTGATGTCGAATACAACTTTTTTGAGTTGGATTTCCTCGCCGAGATTGTTTGTCCAAGCGTTGGCTTGGGGAGAGAAGCGGATGTAAGCACCAGAGCCGCCAGCAGATGAGAGGTTTAGCATTTTGCGTTTTGCTTTCTAAGTTTCAGGGGTTGCATTATTGACTCAGACTGCGATCTCTCGCAAGCGTGAGTCCACTTGATACCTTGACGGTGAGATCGTCCAAGATAACTCTTTGTTCCTTTGGCAGTAGCTTTTCCGCTGCCGCAGGAGTAATTAGTGTCGTATCGAAAATTTGGATTCGGGTAAGTCCCAACTCGGCCAACTTGTCCGCTGCCTTATCCCCATCCAACCACTTGCGCGTTGCGCGTTTGGGTTGCAACTGCCAGCCTTGCAGCACCATGCCGTCCTTCTCCATGGCTTGCAATGCGTGCTCTTTGACGGCCTCAATGAATTTCTCAACATGATTGGCTTTGTCGAGAATGGCGCTGATCTGATCCGGCGTGAGCGTCTTCATCACCTCTGCGATCTCTTCTTTGTCCAGCTTAGTGATGTCCTGTTGTTTGGCCACGACATCGAATTGCTGTTGCTGCTTGGGGCAAATAGTCTTTGCATCACACCACTGACAGGCTGACTCAGACATATACAGTGGCGGCTCATCAAGTTGGGTGGCGATCATTGCAGGCCGCAAGACTTTCTCTTCCCACTCCCACATATCGGCTGCTGTCATCACCAATGTGCGTGGCTCGCCAGAGTAGGGCTGCACAATGGTGAGTTGAAATTCTTTTATCCAATCGCGGCTCATGCCCTGCGTGTAAGCCAGCGCGTATATCTTGAGCTGGGTGGAGTCCTCAGACACATAGCCCTTGCCGGTCTTCAGGTCAATGACATAGACAATGCCTGACAACATTGAATAGCCAACAACATCGGCTGTACCGCCAACTTCTATATATTCTTTGCTCTGATACTTCACTGGATGCTCGACATTCATGCGCTCTGTCATGCCCTCGATGTGCCAAATCTCATTCAAGTAGTCCAAGGCCATCTGACAATCGTCAGCGTCAAAGGTCACGCCTTCCATCTCCTCACCAACAAACTTCATGGGATCGGTGTCCAACTGATAGCAAGTCTCGGCCAGCGCATGAATGGCAGTGCCGCGTTGGGCGGCCTCACCTGATGGACGGTAGGGGACTTGAGCGCAAAGCTTCACCGAGCCAGGACACGCTATCCAGCGCGATGATGCTGACGGTCTTAACCTTCTTTGTTTGATTGCCATGTGTCTCTCTCCAAGTGGTGATCATTGATGATCAGTTGATAAGCCAGTTGTCGCACCTCGTGACTGACAGCGTGTCCAAGGTCTTCGGGATCGAGGATGCGCTTGAGTAATACGATCTTGTCCTGATTGGCTTTGCGTTGCTGCTCAAGCTGAGTGCCAAGCCAGATGATGTGCTCGCGCAATATCTCTCGTTCTTTATCCTGCATGGCGTGACCCCCAATATGCGATCAAAGCAGCGTCAGCGCGGCCATCGTCTTTGACCCGCTTGAATTGATCTTGGTCTGATGGGAAGAGTTCCATGGCGCGAGCGCGGCTGGCATCCTTACCTTGCCCACGGCCAATGGCCTTCACCCAAGTGGCCGGTGCGACATAAGTCACTGGCAATTTGAATGCCGCCAAGATGCCCTCGATCATGCCAAAGCTGCGGCCAAAGCTGAAGACGCTGGTAACGCCTTGGCCTGCCATTGCGCTCACGCGCTCGCAGTAGACATGACAGTCTCTACCGGAGTACAGGTAGAGCATCTCGGCCAACTCGCTGGCGCTGACCTGTCGCTTGGCTTTGCCGTTGCGCTCAACCGTCATGGTTGGCATATCGAATATCTTGAGGCTCTCAGTCGAGATGATGGCGATTGCGCCAGACAGACCAGGATCGATGCCGATAGAGTATTTGCTCATTTGACGGCCTCTTCCATGGCCTTGTTGAGTATCGTCATGCGTGCTGACACCAGCGCATTGGCGGCCTCATCCAAGCGAATGACGGTGCTGTAGAGTGGCTCTGTGATGCCGTTCTGCCAGCGACTGATCTGCGCCTGATTGATCTCTGACACGCGAGAGAGGTCCGACATCTTAAATCCGGCAGACTCCACCTTGTTTTTTATGTCCAGAATGGCTTGTTGTGCGATTTTCATGCTTAGGATGTTAACCATGTTTTGATAGAAGCATCAAGTGTACAGGCAAAAAAGGGGGCTGACTCGCGCCAGCCCCAAAGGCAACTGCGCGAAAGCAGAAACGCGCAGGGACATTGTAAGCGGCAAATACCCGACAAGTTTGTAAGGTCTAAATAATAGTTGTTGATGAGTTTGGTAAATCGATTATGATTCGTTCATCAACAACGCAACCCCAAGGAGATTTCAAATGACAAACGCAACACAAACAACTGCTCAAGAAGAACGCAACATCAATATGTATGGAGTCGCTGATATTGACGCTTATGTGGAATCTGTCAAAGAATCCATCACATACCAATTCACAGGCGCAAACATGGTGGTAGCTGGCCTGATGTCAGATGCACAAGAATTGATTGCTGGTGGCGCACAAAACAGCAGCCGCCAAACACTCAATATTGCCAAGCACATTTTGTTTTTGATCATGGATGGCGAATTGGTTGGCACAGTAGAGCGCAAGTAAACCAACAGGGGGCATCGTCCCCCATCTTTAAGGAGACACCACATGAAACTTACAGTCGGAAACCGCAAGACAACCGCTTATTATTTGCTCAATGACGGCCTTGAATTTGACGGTGCTACCGTCACGCGCAGGCGCGGTGGCTATACCGATTTTGATGTCATCAAAAATTTAATGCGATTGGGATGGATGGAATGCCGCCAAACAGGTCCACGCGGCGGCTCACGCTACTACACGACTGCGCTTGGCCGTGATCAATTAGAGCAATTTTTGGAGACAACATGAACCACACACAACACGCATTCACAAAAGAGGCACACCGCAAGCTGTCCAAACGCGCAGAGGCTGCGCTGGATTACTTGCTGTGCCTTGTCATCGGTACTGGCTTGGCCGCACTGTTAGTCGCATGGTGGTCATCATGAACGATCAACCAGCATTTCCAACAGGCATCATTACTGATGGCAAAGGCAAGATTATTGGCGGTAGTAATGGCATGACGCTTCGTGACTACATGGCGGCCAAGGCTTTGCAAGGATATGTCTCAGCAAGGGGATGGCATCCTGACTTCACCTACCCAGCCGATTTTAATTTTGATGCTGGAAAGCGTGCCGCAGATGCAGTAGCTGTTGCGTCTTACCAGTATGCAGATGCAATGTTGAAAGCGAGGGAAGCATGACTGAGTTGCAAGACTACTGCCAAGAACCTCGGACCATGTCCGATCTGGTGGAGGCTGGATTCAAGCCCAACACGGTCTACGCCGCTGTCAAGCGCAACGAATTGAAGAACACCAATGCCGTAGACGCATGGGGGCGTAAACAGCGCGGCAAGGGCTTATTCCTGTCCACCGTCACACCCATTCCCTACAACGCAACCCTGTTAGTGCAAGTCTGGAACACACAACCACAAGGAGAAAACCATGTCTGAGAATATGCAAATTGAGATTGACCGCGCAGTTAACCGTTTCACGCCACCCATGGAGATTGGTGGATCATTCCTTTCACGCGATGACATCAAGACATTTGCACGCAATGCGGTCACTCAAGGCACGCTGATCGGATGGGCGCACGCGGAGAACATGACCCGCGAGCGTATGCAGCGCAAGATCACCGAGCTTGAGCATGAAGTCACCATACTGCGTGACCGCGTCAAGGATGTTGAGATGGAGTTGCTGGCGGTCCAGAAGTGAAGATCATCATCGTAGTGCTGGCGGTGCTGGCACTCTTTTACTTTGACTCGGAGGAATTCAATGGAGACAGTAATCACATTTGTGCTTGGCGGCTTGATCGGCATTGCCATCACGCTGCTGGTGCTTTATTGCATCGTCAACTTTTTGCTAGAAAAGACAGAGGACAAGTGAATGCCCAGACCTAAATCAGAATTGACAAGCAGCCAGAAGTGCGTTGGCGCGAAACTCACACAGTGGCAGTATGAAGAATGGAAAAGGCTTGGCGCATCAAAATGGCTCAAGCAGATGCTGACAGAGAGCCACAAGAGGAGGGTGCAAGAATGACACAAGATGAAATCATTGAGATGGCAAGAGAGGCTGGCTTTGATATTGATTTACCTGCGTATGAAAACGGGACTGCGTTGGCTATAAAACTTGCCAAACTGGTAGCCGCTAAAGCCTTGGCACAGCGCACATGGGTAGACTTAACCCGCACACAAATGCAAGATGTTTATTTTGCAGTGCTAGAAGAACATCGCGGCGGTCATCAGATGGAAGGACAGCTTGCGTTTGGGGAAGCCTTGCAAGCCAAGATTCGAGAGAAGAACACTTGAAATCTGCAAGACTACCGCGAGTCATTGATCTGCTCCAACGCACCGCCTGCACAGCGCCAGAGCTTGGCCGTAAGGTGTACTGCACCGAGAGGTCAGCGCAGCAGATGATTAACCGTCTGCGGCTGGCTGGCACGGTCCACATCCAAGAGTGGCGCAGATCAGGTAATGTGCTGGTGGCGGTGTACAGGTATGGCATCGGCACTGATGCTGTTAAACCGCCACCGCTGACACCTGTGGAGAGACTGCGCCGATTCAGAGCGCGTGAGTCATTGGACGATAAGGCTTTCCGCTTGGCGCGTGAAAGAGGTAAGAGATTAAAGCCACGGCGCGATCCGCTGGTGGCTGCACTGTTTGGAGATAAGTGATGGATAAATATGATGAAGCAATTGAGTTTTTGAAAAGCGTAGAGCCAGGCAGTTATTTTGATGAGTGCGCTGAGTTGATGGAAGAGCTTGTTGCCCAAATTGAGCAGGCAAAGCCAAACAAATTTATCCCATCAAAGGAGTCAATTGCACGCCTCAAGCAAATGCAAGGGGCGGCAATTTATTACGCAAAGTCTCGCGGCCTGCGTTGACTATCGTTGATCGCCAGCCATTGAGCTTGCGCTGTACCCAAGTGCAGCAAGGGCTGCGGCTGGTGTCATACCACCGCGAATTAACTCCACAGCTTTCGGCCAATCTGCCTCGCTAAAGAATCGGCGTGTCTCTTGGATATCTCCTCGAGCACCGCCCATCTTTGAATCCCGCAGAGCTTTTGCTCTAATGGCTGAACGCACAGCTTCTGACTCGCTAAGATTTTGAGCTACGCTTGGTTGCAGGTTAGAGAATGCACTTAATAGATCGCTTGTTGCCTCACCGCTATATGGCTCTGTAGACAACAGACCATATTCGCTGCGCTTGCCAACGCCAGGCACATAACCTGTACTGGCAATTGCGCTTTGCCTCTCCGCGCCTGGGAATGCTTTCTCTAAATCACGGCCAGCGTTTTTCATTATCTGGCTGAGGCCACCAGAGCTTGAGCTTGGGTTGTACGGGAAAAGCAACATACCTCGGTTGGTGGCCGTGACACCGTAACCAGCAGCCGCATCATCCAAACCCTCAAGCTTCTTAAACACCGACTTGGTTGGAGGACCGTATGGAATTTTTTCGCGTAGGGCTTTGGCTTCTTTTTCAGATTTTTTACTGGCCTTACCTAAAATAGTGTTGACTTGGTTGAGCTGCTCTGAAGATGGAAGCAATCCTGCACTTGGATCAGACAAGTTGTCAGGGTTTATTTTTCTGGTGTCTAACACCATAGAGTTTTTACCTTTAACACTAGCCATAGTGTTTGGTAAGTTATATGCGCCAGCTTCCTGAGCATCCATCAATGCACGAAATTGTTCAGCGGCATCCATTACTTTGCTTGACTCTTCTGCCATCCTGCCGCCACCGCCACCAGTTGGAAAATCCATCAATGGGCGTGCAATTGTCATTGGGTTTGTTTCTACTTGACCCAACTTATTTATATATAACCCGCTTGCTTCCCGAGATGGTAATTGACGATATCCAAGTGCGCTATAAATTGCATCTCTGTTGCCTGCGCCAACTTCAGGGAATTCATTCAATGCTGCCTCTGGAACTGGCATATCAAAACGCCCTTGCTGGCTATACGCTAATTTTTCCGCTGGAGATAAGTTGAGTGCTTGCGGCACATGACCAAGTGATGCGCCTGGTATTGCTTCATATGTGGCAGACCCTGCTTGCTTGTAGAAGTAATCTCTGGCGGTGTTATTAGCATCTTGAATTGATGCCTTAATGCCTTCTAACTGATCACCTGCATAACGCCCACGCATACCTCTACTATATAAATCTTGTGCTTTACCGTAAACCCATGGCACTTCTTGGATTTGTGGACCGCCCCAATTAGTTCTTCCACCAACTGCGGCTTTGTTTGCTCTATCAACTTGAAGTGCTGTTTCAGCATCCATAAATGGGTGCATTGTCTCTGATACTCCAGCCTTCCAAGGGTTACCCTGCGGGTCTGTATATCCCATACCCTGAGCGCGTCTAAAATCGTTTACGCCAAACAGTCCTGCATTAGGTATACGCGGGTCATTCTTATTGGCGTATTCACCAATTTTGAATCCCATATTCGCTGGCCGTCCCTCGGCCACAGCAGTGTCCAAATTCCTCATTGGAGCGCCGCGGTATGCCATCTCTGGTATGCCAGCCACTCGACTATTCAAATGCTTTAATGCAAAGCCTAATTCTGATTCTGGACTTACTCCGGCAGAATAAACACCATGCTGTTCAAGTGTTCTATTTAATTGATAAGGCTCTGTACTTTCAGCAATTCCTTGCTTGGCTCGGTCATACCATGTACCAAGTCGAGCTTCATCAGCTAGGCGTACAGCTTCAACAGCGTCATTAAAATCAGCATCCATAGATCGGCGCATTGCACCCAATCCTTGGCCGCTTGTCACTGTGCGAGGAGCGCCAACATAGCCTCCTGCTGTCTGTTTTAAGTGCTGTCCCTCTCTTGCATTCTTTAAGACGGCCTCATCTCCAGATGTCTCGGCCATCTTTCGATAGTAGTCTGCTTCTACTTTTTGTCGCTTACCTTTTGATTTAAACGTAGAGGCGGCTTGAGCTTCTGGACTCATTGATGCACTCTCTAGTGCCATCTTTTCAACTTTCTTAGCCCTTGCTTTTTCTTGTACTTGTTTCTGTCCAAATTTATCTATAACGGCCTGTTGTTCTGGCGTTCTAACTATTGGCGTTTCTTCTAATAAACCTTTTGCCGGCAGTTTTTTGCCTGGTGGAATTGCAAATATTGCTGATGCTGGTTCAGCCAGCAAGCTAGGAAGACTTGGCCTACCCATCACAACATTTTCAGCCATGCGATTGCCAACCATACGCAAACCTGCTTTGCCGCCACTCGCCAAAGGCACAACAGCCGCCGCAGGCACTGGTGACATGAATGCACCAATGTCTTCAAGCAATCCAGCTTGAGGTGTCGGCGTTGTCATGCGCGGTGTGCGTTGTTTTAATTCCTCGCTGCTAGGTAAAAAATATGGAATCTGAGGTATTCCACTTTGTGATGCTAGAAAATCCATATTTCTTTGCATCTTTTCACTAACCAGCATTTTTCGCAAATCTTCTGGAAGACCAAGCAAACCGGCAACAGAGCCGCGCCCAAGTGACTCCAGATTGCTCAGAGAAAACAGACTCGGCATCCCTTCAGCCGAGTAGTCTGGTGCGCCTAGTGGGTCTTGGTAATAGTAGGTTGCCATTTATTGTCCCAAAAGTCCTGCCGTGAATCCTGTTCCTGCCGTCAATGGCAGAGCACGCCTTAACATTTCCTCAGTCGCTGGATTAACTGCACCAGCAGGCAAAACGCCAGACTGCAATCGTCTTGCAATTGCGGCTGATGGCGCTGATGTGTATGCGCTTGCCGCAATGTTGGTTGGCATTGACAGCATCATATTTAATGGCGTGAGTTCCATCATGCGTGTTGCCGTGCCAGAGTCACCAACAATAGGTCTGAATGCTTGTGCAAAGCGTGCGGCCTCATACATTGGAGTGGTGTTACTTCCCTCCATGAATCCGCGAGGGTCTTTGCGAGTCAATGCTGATGCCAGATTCAAGCCTGAGACATTGCCTGATGATGGATTGATAACGCCAGAGGTTGTTCTAACAGTCATCAGGTTGCGGTAATTAGCACGCGCTGCTTGGAATGCCGCCTGATCTGCTGCTGACATTCCGGCCATCAATTGATCGTCAACGATCTCTTTGATCTGGAATAAAGCCTGACCAAGTTCACGATCACCATTGGCGGTTGTCATTTCATTTTTAGCACGCTTGCCAATCTTTGATGACAGAGTTGTCAACTGGTTGCCGGTGGCCTCACCCTTGAGAGCCAAGTCTTGCAATTGCTTAACAAAAATATTTGTTCTCAACGGCTGAGTTGTCAATCCTTCGGCTGCTGAATCAATCAGATCAATACCGTTCATCACATACATCTGATCCAGCTTTTGAACGGTAGGACTTGCGGCTTTGTTGTAAACCGCGCTGATCTGACGCTGTGCCGTTGCCAGCACTGGATTGCTTAACTCGGTTGCATCAACGCCAATTGCTTGAGCAGTGGCTCGATTCAGCACCTTTTGATTGGTGTCCTTAATAGTATTGAAAGCGCCAGAGGTCATTGGATTGGACTCAAGTCGAGCTTCCATCTGCTGCAATGATCGGCTGCCGGTTTCCTGTCCTGGCGTTGTACGAAACCCCATCGCCTTACCGCGATCAAGAATAGCTCTTTGCGCCTGAGTCAATGAGGCAGAGGTGTCAGCGCCGACAACGCCAGGTGTGATCTGTCCGCCGGTAACCGTTGCCGTTGGCGTAACTGTCGCACTGGTTTGCGCTTGCGCGGTTGCCGCGCTTGCGGGTTGCGTAACAGTTGCACCTCTACCAAGCAATAGGTTTAATATCTTGTCAGACAAATATCCACCACCAGCACCAAATACACCACCAAGTCCTACTTGTTGTGCTTTTTGCGTAAAGTAGTCACCAGCACCCATTTCTGTAGGTTGTTGTCCAGTTGCCGTTGGTGCTGTTGATCCTGTTTGCACAGGCTGCATAGCACCACTGACCATGCCACCAACAGCGCCAGCCTTAACTGGTGACTGTGCAAGTTTCAAGGCTCTAACAGCAGCAGTGCTTGGCAACAATGTGCCAGCCACATTGCCAACCATACGGCTGACATCTAACTCTTCAGGCATGAATTGACCAGCGCGAGACTGACGATATGACTGCTCTCCAGCGGTCATGCCTTGTTCAAATTGTTGGCGTGCTGGACGAAACAGTGGGCCAACGCCTGGCAGTTGCTCCAAGCCTCTTCCGGCCAACTGAACCGTTCCCTCGGCAACATCACGCAGACCACGCAAAGCACCACCAACTGGCGAGGACATGATCTGATCACCAACTGTTTGCGGCTGAATTGGCGCTACTGGCGCTGGCGCTGCTTGAGTTGGAGGAGGCAACTTCTTTAGCGCAGCCGCAATATCTTCCCTTGACATCCCATCAGGGAATGTGATCGGTCCATAGCCTAATACATTAACGACTTGCGGCATTTTTCACCTCATTCAAATTGTTGTGTTGCTGGATTCCATGTTAGTCCACCAGCAGGTTGTGCTTGTTGCTGCGCCTTCTTGATTGTTTTAAGCGCAGGACCGCCACGCACCTCCATGGCCAACTCAGCATTTTTGCGTGACCGCGCTTTTTGCTCAATGGTTGCAGGCTTGTCATCGACTGTTGGAAAATATTTCTTAATTTCTTTTTCCATTTCGTCTGTACCAATAACAGCACCAGACTCAGCACGCAGATTAGCAGTGACCCAATTTTCTTGCGCTTGACGATATTGCTGACGGCCAGCACTTTCACTCAAGTTAGCAATACCAGTAGTCAATCCTGCTGATGGTATAGACCGCATGATGGCTTGGTATCGGCCAGGCGCACCAAACGCATCTTCCAAAGTAACAGTTTTTCCACCAACAACCAATGGCTTCTGAGTAATTGGATCAATTACAGGCCTACCAAATATTTGCTTTGCCTCGTTCATCCGCAAAGCAAATCCAGCAGACTTTGCCTGATCTTCTGTGGCTGCGCCTTTGCCAACCAATTGCTCGCCACTTGCGCCTGTGATGGGGATGATCGGCATACCAGGCACTTTTGATACATAAGCAAATCCATCAGCAGTTTCGACTCGCTCATATTGACCACGCATGAATTCTTGTTGGCTGAGATTTAAACGCTTCAATGCAATATTAAGATTTGCTTGATCAATTTTGAGTCGCGCCTCTTCGCCTGGTGACATTCCTGTCAGATATGTTGCATTGGCGGGAATCTTATTCTTGTCAACAAATTGAATCTTTCCGCCAAGATTGACTTGCACCAATTCACGCGGTACGCCAAATCCTTCAACGCTTTTAATAGTTCCATCATCATATCGTTGAGCAAGTACAGCATTACCTGCTGCGTCTGTAACTTGCTCCATATTGCCAATTGGCTTGGCGGCTGGCGCTTCAGAGGCAGGTATTTCTATTCTTCCACCAGTTTTAGTGCGTTGGAAGAATCTTCCTCCTTCACCGCGATAAGGCTCTCCAATTACTTCTGGTGTTGGCTTGATAGCCTTTGCAAGGTCCTGATATGCCTTTGCTTTTTCTGGCGCAGAAACAGCAAACAGATCAGCCAATTTCATGTATCTGTCGTACACAACATCTTGTTGTGATGGCGCTTGACCTTGAACAGTTTGACCAACCATTGCAGCGCGTGCCATAGTAGGTCCAGCAGGCAATTCTGCTGACTCTGGCATTGAAATAGCTTGCTGTGGAGTAATAACTGTTGATGGTGCAGGCAAACCAGTTTCACCCATCATTATTTTTTGCGCTGCGTCTTGCAATGCTTTTTGGCGCTTGTACTCATCCAGCTTTTGCTTGGTCATCAACTTTTCGATAGCATTCTTTTGTGCGCCTTGATAACCGGCAGTGCCAGCCTCATACGCGCTGCCGAGTGCTTCGCCAAGCCCAATAGGTCTTGTGGTGTAGCCACTGTTCTTCAGCAGCGACATGGCGGCACTCATCAGTGCCTGATTCTGCATAGCCTTTTGCTGATCTCTGCTTAGATACTCGTTCAAGCCTGAGTCAGCACCGCCAAACAATAAGCCGCCAAGGTTTGATGCAAATGATGGTGGTGCAACATTTGATGTCGGCACTTGAAAGTCGGAATAAGGCACTGCCGCTGGATTTGCAAGTTCTCTAATCCTTGCGGTTTCAGCAAACATCTGTTGCAATTCTTCATTAGTCATATATCACCTCATCCAAGTAAGCCGCCACTGCGTACACCGTACATCTTCATCAAGTCTTCATAGCTTTGACTGCTGCCTGATGGCAATTGAAATTCTTGCATTTGTGGTTGCTGCTGCTGACCACCCACACCTAGCAACTGCATTGCAGCAAGCGCAGACTGCATATTCATGCCACCACCAGCAGCAGGCATCTGACCAAACGATGATGGTGCTTTAAGACCTGTTCCGGTTGCTGGATCAGCAAATGCATTTGTTGGTATTGACGATGGACTCATACCAAGATTCATGCTTGGCGGCTGGCCGCCATACAAGTCAAAGCCAGTACCCATCTCAGGTTTACGCATACCACCGGCGGCATTGCCACCGCCAAAATAATTTGTTAAGTAGTTGTTCATGCAAATGCTCCTATTAAACCGCCAGCAACTGCGCCCCATGGTCCAAACTGTGCGCCAGTAGCCGCGCCGCCAAGTGCGCCAGTTAAAACATTCCTACTTGTTGGCTGACTTGATGTCGATCCAAGATTTGCAGGCTGTGCGCTCATTGCAGACTGCTGAATAGCCAGACGCTGCAATGGCAAGTTGCGTTGTGCATCTAATCCCAATTGAGCAAACTGCTGTCTAGTTAATCCAAGATTCATGGCGTTTTGATAGCCCTGCATATTTATGTTGCGTGCTGCTTTTGCCAACTCTGCCGCTGTATTAAATCCACGATAACGCAAATCTGATGCAGTGCGTGCCGCCTCGCGCATTGCCGCCTCGTTGGTCAATGCTGACTGCACGCCATAGCGCGAGCCACCAAACGCTTTGGCGGCGGTGGCTCTGTTTGCGTCTTGCAATGATTGCATTTGGCGTGAACGCTCAATGTCTTGCAGAGACTGTTGGACTACTTCAGATTCAAAAGGATTTTGAAAAGCGCTGATCTCTTCAGCGCCAAAGGGCTTCATGCTGGCCTCATACAGCGCAGCCTCGCCAGCTTCATAGCGTGGATCAAATCCAGCGAATTGCTGTGGACCAAGACCTTGAGCAGTTTTTCTTGCAAGACTTAAATTCTGCTTATATGCTTGCATCGCATATGGATTGATCGTATTTGTTTGCTCTTGTGGTTTTCCACCTTTAGACATAAGTCACCCCTATAAATCCTTGCACAGTACGAACCACTTTGGCTCGTATCCCCTGTCTCTTAAAAATGATCTCTCCCAACCCTTACGGCCAGCGAGAGACACTCGGCTGCAACCTTCACTCTTCCCCCACGATTCGATGATAGGTTGCATCAATCGGAGTTCATCTAGGTCGCCGCCAGCAAGGAAGAAGTGCAAATCCTTTAACTGCGGGTAGACAATGATCTCTGTCACTATTACTGAATCAAGAGCAGGCCAAAACTGGAAATGACCTTTCTCGATGCCTTCAGCAATATCCTCAACACTGTGACTGCCTCCAGAGTATTCTAGTGCCGCAGCCACATGATGGCGCAGTCTCCCAAACTCTTCCCAATCAATCAACGCTTGCCTGCCGCCACCGCATCGACTCTGGTCACGCCAACGCGCCAATCTTGCAGCACAGCGCCGGTGTAGCGAATCTTGACCTGACGGCCAGAGAACCGCGCATCGGTTGGCTGTGACGCTGAATATGGTCCATGTGTCGTTTCCACTGATGTCGGATACATCCGAGACTTGAAACTGATCTGCACCTCTCCCAGCGTCTGCTCGTCCGGTATCACCTGACGCACCGACATGATGTTCTCTCCCACGCCAATCTCGTATGGTCCAGACTCGGCATAGACAGAGCCACCGTCATAGCCAAAGCCAACCTCGTGCTCGTAGATGTAACCGTCAGCAGATACCATCAAAGGATTTTTAAATACGCCACTGTCAGTTCCTGCTGTACGCGCCAAAGTGCCTATATTCCAGTGGCTTTCGCGGTAGTTGTAGATCACATATGAATCAATTTCGTTGCTGGCGCTTGATGGGTAGAACCACCAAACCTCTCCAAACTTGCTGTTATGGACAGCGTAGACCTTGCTGGCCTGTGCAAAGTTCATATTCTGAAATACATAATCAGATACATCACAAGGCACTGGCTTGACATATCCATCAAATAACCAAAAGCCTCCTGATGCGCTCATCCACATGGCGGCAGAATCAATGGCTGCCACGGCTTGCGCGGAAATAACGCCACAGCCTGATCCGGCACGCTCAAAGGTATAGACATAAGGTAGTCCGACATAAGTTGCGGTGTGTACATCAACATCAGTAAACAGCAAATTGATGCCCCTGACGCGCTTTCCGCACTTCAGTGAACCGCTAGTGTTCAACTCAAAGTCACCCGCCTGATTGGTGGCAGAGGCCGTCCATACTGTGTTGTCCTCTTGATCTGACCATTTAACTAGACGCGGATTGATGGACGCACCCAAGGCAAACAAGAATCGCTCGGCAGTGGACAGCAAGGCAGCGCAGCCAGTTGGCGCGTTGGTGATGACAGCCGCCAATGTTGGCGTTGTGAATCCTAGTTGCCACTCGTAGAGCTTGCCGTCATAGTTTGAGCAACCCACCAAATACTCACCCCATGTATCAAGACTCCAAGTAGTTGCCGGTGAAAATGAGTCAGATGCCGGACGCTGGATACCATATGCAAATGATCCATAAATGTTATAGCCATAACCGGTAACGCTGCTTGAATTAGCAATGCCAACCGAGAACCCAGTTGGCGTGATCTCTTTTAAAACAAAGGTCGATCCACTCATTACATACAGTTTTGAGTGTGTACCAAAAGCAGCCCAAGATGTGCCACTATTGTCACGCCATGTCAGTAATCCACGGCACGATCCACTCATCTGAGTTGCTGTCTTCTTACGCCAGCCGCCAATCGGTCTAAGCGTATTTTCAAACCATCGGACAAGGTTTGCGTCATACCAGCGTCCGGCAGACTGATACTCTGTGCCGTTGCGGTATACGCCAGCAGGGATTTTGAGTGGAATGAGTGCCATAGCTGAATTATGCTGTTTCTACTGACAGATTGGACACGAATGACAAGGTGGCAATGACTGATGGCACTGCCGGTCTGGTGGGTGTGCTGCTGGCTGCAAAGTGCTCAATGCTGACACCGACATCTGATGGCCGCCACATGATCTCCACATAGTCATTGGCCGCCAGACTTACAAAGAAGTTCAGCGCACCAATCATGTGAGATGGGTCGCCAGACGATTTTCTTGGAGCAAGTCCAAATCTGCTGTTTGACTTGTCAATGTTTGTGCCGTTCTTCCTGAACCAGACATCAACATCTTGCGTATCGTTGGTGGTGTTCTTGAATTGAATGCTGAATTGCAAGTTGTAGATTCCAGCCTGCGCCACATTCAGCCTTGACGAATTCGACAAGGTAACGCCATTGCTGAAGTCGGTGGTGTCAAAGGTGACGGCATAGGCCGTTGTGGTGTTGGCCGCAGTCTGGTCTGTGCCGTCCTGAAAGCCGCCATATGCATTATTGATCCACTTGCCACCACGCCTGCCGAACAACGCTGAAAACAGTGCTGTGAGCTTGGAGAAGTAGGTATTGAGGCCGCCAAAGGATTGCGTGAAGAAACCTTGATCATAAGCAGCACCAGCCGAGCCAAGGTTTGGCGCTGTTGGTGGCGTTATCTGCTGATCAAGGTTTAGTGCCATGGTTTATGCCACCAAGCCGTTCAGATAAGTAGTCTTGCCGGCAACCTTGGTGGCGGTGAGTGACTGAGATTTAAGATTTGATGGTGAGTATGAGCAATGCACCCACCCCGCATTTGGATCACCGCCTGGCGTGTAGAACTCTAAGATCAATTGCGTGTACTTGAGATTGCTTTCGATCCAGCCTGCCAACTCAGGATTGGGTACGCCATCAATCTCAAAATCGCAGGCTTGGCCTTTGCAATGGTCTGAGTTTGCAGAGCCTCCGGCTGCCTGATTCAAAGCACTACACCTGAACCCAGATGAAATCTTCACAGGCTTGCCAAAGTGATCACGCACTGGCTGCAAGATGTTTTCGCAAAGCAAACGCAATGACTCGATCTGCTCTTCATTTGGTGTATTGTCAATGTCTAAGCGTGCCGCTGTCTCAGACTTGGTGAGTTCTTTCAGAGTGAAATTTGCTGATAAGTTCATTTGGTGTTCCTCAAGGTTTCGTAGGTTTCGATGCAGGCGTTGAGCTTTCTGATGGCGGCATCTCCATCGGCTGCGATCTGGAGAAGATCGGAAGCGACATCAACCGA